CCGCGTTGATCGGCGACATCAAGCAACTCGCGGGAGCGCTGTTGACCGCGACTGCGGGCCATGTGCGCGTCGGTTGCTTCCTGATGAACCCGCAGCAAACGCTGTCGATCAGTCTGATGCAGCCGCCAAACGCTGCGGCCCCGCTGTTCCCGTTGCGCGACGAAGTTGTCGCGGGACGGCTCGGGACTTTCCGGCTGATCCAATCGGCCAACGTCCCGCTCGGCACTGTGATCGCGCTCGATGCTGCGGACTTCGTCACGGTAGGCGCAGAAGCCCCCCGATTCGAGGTCTCAGATCAAGCCACGATTCATATGGAAGATACCGCGCCGACAGACATCACTGGCGGCACGCCATCGCCTGCGGTCCCGGTGCGGTCAATGTTTCAAACTGACAGCATCGCCTTGCGTCTCGTGTGGCCGCTCAATTGGACTCTCAGGCGTCCGGGTATGGTCGCGTGGGTGTCGTCGGTTACGTGGTAATAACTGATTAGCTAATACGAAACCATCAGGAGGTTAGCTATGGCAGACGCAAAAGCCGCGCCTTACAAAAGCGCGGCAGATGTTCCACGTGGCATCCCGACCCCGACGCAAGCCGAGCTCAATAAGATCGCGATCGGCGAGATCGTCGAGCTCGCTGCCGATGGCAGCGGGCCGGACCCGTTCAATCAGCCGGTCCAAGGCAACGTCGCGGGCGTCCCCGCGCCGAAGGCTGCGCCTGCGCCTGCGCACGAACCGGCTACGCCCGCGCGCGCGACGCACGAGCGCAGTAGGTGACGCTGCCAATAACGCGGAAGTCCGAGCTCGATTATCTCTGGCCGGTTGATTGGCTCGGGCTTCATCAGCAATATCTCAATAGCGGCGAGATGGAAATTCTCGCCGCATTGCTGCGCCAAGTCGAAGCCAAGAGCGTCGTCGAGATCGGGTGTCGTGATGGACGAACCGCGCGCGTGCTCCTGCATAACGTCACAGCGCTTCAACGCTATGTCGGTGTCGACGTGCCCATGTCCTACGTGCCTACGCTTGATCATCAGCGATCCGAGATGGTTCACGAGCCCGGCGCATTGGCTTTCGTCGATCCCCGCTTCGAGCTCGTGCTGCGCGAGAACGGATCGCTCGATCTAATGCCCACGGAGTTCGGGCCGATCGACGCCGTCTTCATCGATGGCGACCACAGCGAGCGCGTCGTCGAGCACGATAGCCGCATGGCCTATGCGTTCGCGCAAAAGCTGATCGTGTGGCACGACTATCACGAAAATCCCGTGGTCGAGATCAAGCCGGTCTTGGACAGGCTGCACGACAAAGAAGAATGGCCGATCAAGCGCATCGAAGGCACGTGGCTCGCCTATGTTATCCGCTGATGCCGTCGATTGGCATTGCATCCATCTCGATCAAGGCTATGCCGCGTTCCACGCGAACGACTTTGAAACCGCGCTCGTCGAATTCGACATGGCGCTCGCGCTCGAAGAGCGGCCGATGGCGCGATGGGATCGAGCGCTGACACTGCTCGCGCTCGGGCGCTGGCGCGAAGGCTTCGGGGATTGGCGAACGAATTGGCAAATCTACCGCGCCGAAATCACCGAGCGCGGCAAGCGCCTCTACTTCGATCAGCACCGCCCTATCTGGAAGGGCGAGAGGGACGCCCGCGTCATGGTCTTGGGCGAAGCTGGTTTCGGCGATCAAATCCAGATGCTTCGCTTCGTCCCTCTGGCGCGCGAGCTCGCCGAAATCAGGCTCGATCTGCCCGAGCCGATGCGTGAGCTCGGCAAGCAGGTTGCGCCGCTGGCGCTCGACGATGAATGCGACTTTGTCTGTCCGATGTTCGATCTCATGCCTGCGCTCGGCATCGATGACATCCCGCCGCCGCCATACTTGCGAGCCCCGTCCGATGGGCGCTGGTCCGGTTTTACCAAGCGCCGGAAGATCGGCATTTGCTGGTCGACGAAGATCGAGGGCGAGACCGAGCATCCAAACGCGCGCCGTCCGATCCCGCTCGATCAGTTCCTCGCGCTGCTCAACGCGCCGCCTGATTGCGAGCTTTGGAGCTTGCAGACGCAGGAACGCAAGGAAGCAATGCAAAGAGACATCCATGCCCCGCGTTATCAGGATTTTGCCGACGTGGCTTGCGTCGCCGTACAGTGCGACGCCGTTGTATCGATTGACAGCGCCGCCCTTCATGTCGCGGGCGCGATATGTCATCCCAATTGCTTCGCTATCCTTCCTTACGCGGCAACGTGGCGATGGCTTGACCGATCTGCCCAATCCGCCCGCTCCGCGTGGTATCCCGCCATCGCGCTTTGCAAGCAGGATGCCCCCGGCGATTGGGCGAGCGCTTTTGCGAAGGTAACGCTCTGATGTTCGAACTCGTCGAACGAATGCAATCAACGGCTTTGGTCACGAAGGCCGAAGCCGAGCAACATGGACCGCCCTACGTTCTGCCGATAACCGGCGGTTGGCTCGGCAGCGAAGGCGTCAATGTCAACTGGTGGCAGAACGGTTACTACCCGCGCCCGTTCTCGACTTCGAGCGCGATGGTCGAGGCGTGCGTCAGCGCCTATTCGCAGACCGTCGCCATGTGCCCGGGGACGCATTGGCGCCTGAAGAGCAACGGCGGACGTGAACGCGTCAAGAATTCCGATCTCGCGCGCATTCTCAAAGAGCCCAACGACTACCAGAGCATTTCCGATTTCCTGCTCGGGCTCGTGCGCGACTTGTATATGTACGGCAACGCGTTTGCTTATTGCGAACGCAATGCGCGCTATGAAATCACAGCGATGCATCCGATGATGGCGCGGCTTTGCTGGCCGAAGATCGCCGAAGATGGCTCGATCTTCTATGGGCTCGCGGGCAACTACATCATCCAAAATCGGATGGGCGAAGCTTGGTTGCCGTGGGTTCCCAAGCGCGACGTGCTGCATATCAAGCTGCACTGCAACGACATGGTCTATCATCCGCTGCTCGGCATCTCGCCGATCACTGCCGCGATGATCGATGTCGCGACCAGCGACGCGATGAAGCAACAGCAACTCGCGTTTTATACTAATCAGGCGCGCCCGAGCTTCGTCCTGTCGACCGATCTCTTGCTGAATAAGGATCAGGTCGAATCGCTGCGCAAGCGCTGGAACGATCAGAGCGTCGGAATGTCTGCGGGCGGAACGCCGATCCTAACCGGCGGATTGAAGCCGGTCCCGATCACCATGCGCTCGCGCGACGCGCAGCTTGCCGAAGTCATGAAGATGTCGTCGACCGACATCGCGCTCGCGTTTCGTGTCCCGCTGGCGATGCTCGGGCTTGGCTCGCAGCCGCACGGCGCGACCGAGCTCCTGATGGCGGAATGGGTCGCGAGCGGCTTGGGCTTCTGCCTCAACCATGTCGAGGAATCTTTCGGGCAGACGTTCCAACTAAAAGGCCAGCCGGACGAGTATGTCGAGTTTTCGACCGAAGCGCTGTTGCGCAGTGCCTTCAAGGATCGCATCACGGCGCTGAAGGACGGCGTCACTGGCGGAATCTTCACACCGAATGAAGCTCGCAACAAAGAAGGGCTCGAAGATAAACCCTACGGCGACGAGCCTCGAATGCAGCAGCAACAAGTACCATTGAGCGCAGCGGCAGGAATCCCGGCAGGGCCGGGGGAAACAAAACCAATACCGCCCGTGCCGGGTGCTCCGGGTGCCCCGCCTTCTCCGGGGCCAAGGAGTCCGCCGAATGGACATCAACAGCCAAACAAACTCGCAAAAGGGCTCGTTGCCCGAGCCGATAAGTTTGAGCGACGCGAACGAAGAGCGTCTATCTGAAGCTCTGCAAGATGCGCTCGGGCTCGTCATCTTCGACATGCGCCGCGAATGGCGACGCGAGCTCGAAGTGCGCGACGCAGAAGCGCGCGCGCGCGACGCTCGTGCGGACAAGGTCATCTCTGATCTGCGCGCGGAAGTCCTATCGTTTCGTTCTCTGATGGAAACGGAAACCCGGTCGCGGCTTTCGCTACTCAAGGACGGACTGCCCGGCGAACGCGGGGAAGCTGGTCTCAACGGCGGTCCCGGCGCCCCGGGCGAGCCCGGTGCTCGCGGAGAGCGCGGAGAACCCGGCGAGCGCGGCGAGCGCGGCGAGCGGGGAGAGGCAGGCGCTCAAGGTGCGCCCGGCAGCGACGGCGAGCCCGGCCCTCCCGGCCCGCAAGGCGGCAAGGGCGACAAGGGTGAGAAAGGCGACCCCGGCAAAGACGGGATCAACGCCGTCTCGATCCAAGGCGAGCGCGGCGAGCGCGGCGAGAAAGGTGAGCGCGGCGAACGCGGGCCGCCCGGCTATGGGATGGAAGGCGAGCCGGGCAAGGACGGAGCTCCCGGCATCGATGGCAAGCCCGGCGTCGACGGTAAGAAAGGCGAGCAAGGCGAAAAAGGCGAGAAGGGTGACCAAGGTCCGCCCGGGGAAGATGGCGCGCCCGGCGGGCTCGGGAAGCCCGGGGAGCGGGGTGAAAAAGGCGAACAAGGGTTGCGCGGCGAAGCGGGCGAGCACGGCCTCGAAGGGCCGCCCGGCAAGGACGGCAAGAACGGCCGAGACGGCGATCGCGGGCTTCAGGGCGATCGCGGCATTCAAGGCGAGCGCGGCGAGCGCGGAGAACGCGGGGAACCCGGCGAGCGCGGATTGACGGGGCCGCCCGGCGAGAAAGGCACCCTGCC